CCTGTGACGGCGGTTGAGCAGCCTGTTGGGTTGATGTTCGACAAAAGTAAAGGCACGCCCACAGCGCGTCGGAACCGTTTCACTTACACTGAAGATTTTGCGTTTCCGAATTGGCTTACTTTTGGCGGCGGGTCTGTTACTGGATTAAATGTCGCCGTAGCCCCAGACGGAACGACTACAGCGGATAGCGTCCGTGTTACAACATCCGGTACTGGCAGCAACATTTACCAACAGTTTTCTGTTGGTGAAATCACGACTAACACATGGACGTTTAGCGTTTATGTTAAGCGCAACGCGGCGTCTGACCAGACGTTCCAGTTGTTTGCGAATGTTCGGGGTGCAACACCTTACGGCTTCAGCGGTGATCTGGTTGCTACCGATGCATGGCAGCGGTTTACGTTTACGCACACGGAAACGGGTGGAGGCGGGGGTTCTGTTTTCGGTATTATCGGCAACACGACCGGCGCAACGGCTAATCTGCTTGTGTGGGGCGCGCAGCTAGAAGCCGCATCCTCCGCGTCTGCGTATCAGAAAATCACAACTGGCTTGAACGGTGAGTGGACTCCCGGCAACCACGCTACCCAGTCCACCTCCGCTGCAAGGCCGGTGCTGAGCGCGCGGGTGAACTTGCTGACGAGAACGCAGGAGTTTGAAAACGCTGTTTGGACAAAACTTGGCGTCACCGTTACTTCTAATCAAGGAATCGCCCCAGACGGGACAAATACCGCCGATCTTGCAGTGGTGAACAACGGTGCACAGGCTAACGTGCAGTTGTACCAAGACATGACTGCTTTGGCTGCATCAACTTCTTACACAGTATCCGCGTCTGTCAAAAAATCAGGCGCGCGTTATGTGGTGGTGGGCTGGCTGTTTTCATCCGGCACATTCGGCGCTGTTTCCTACGACCTTGATACGCAAACGGTGTCGCGCAGTGCCGTAGCTAATGGCTTTGTGATCGTAAGTTCATCTATCGTGAGCGAAGGGAATGGTTGGTATCGGATCACCGTTACCGCGACGATGCCATCGACGGCTGGCTTCTCACGCTTTCCTTGCGTCTTCCCGCGCGTAACAGCATGGACATCTGGAAACCCGGACGGTCCAGATACCGGTAATGGCACCGATGGTATTCTTGTCTGGGGCGCAGACCTCCGCGTCGCCAACGACGGCGTTGGGCTACCCGTCTACCAGCGTGTGAACACCTCCACCGACTACGACACGACCGGCTTTCCGCTGTACCTGCGTTTCGATGGTACGGACGACAGCATGGCGACGGGGACGATTACGCCGGGAACAGATAAGGTTCAGGCGTTCTCGGGCGTAAGAAAGTTAAGCGATTCTGGTACAGGGACAGTTTTGCAGTTAAGTTCATCTACTTCGTCAAATGACGGAACACTTGGGATGTATGCGCCATTTAATACCGGCGCTGCTGCTGACTATGCATTTATCAGCAAGGGTACTGTGCGCGTAACCATAGACTCAAGTGCATTTGTTGGACCTGAGACTACTGTCCTCACGGGTATTGGCTCTATATCTGGACCAACGGCAACACTGAGTCGAAATACTGTCCAGATTGCAACGTCGTCTAGTTCACAGGGAACAGGCAACTATCTCGCCTACGCATTAAATGTTGGCACAGGAGCGGGCCTTCTTAACGGTCGCGTCTACAGTTTGATCGCCCGTTTCGGCGCAAATCTTACCGCCCAGCAGATCAGCGACACCGAGACGTGGGTCAACGCCCGAACAAAGGCTTACTGACATGCGCATACATCCAATCACTTCGGCAGATGTAGCGATGTTAAAAGAGTGGCTTTCTCTTAACGAAGAGGATGGCACTCTGCTGTGGAGAAAAAAGATTTGCAAAAAGGTAGTGATTGGCGCGGTAGCGGGCAGAACCCGCAAAGACGGCTATAGCGATGTTCAGGTTAACAAGCGCCGTTTCTTAGTTCACCGTGTCGTCTATGCGTTCATTCACGGTGACTGCATTGGCGAGATTGACCACATAGACGGAAATATGCGCCACAATCGCCCTAGCAACTTAAGAGTTGTTACGCGATCTCAGCAAAACATGAATAAGAGACCGTCAAAGAAGAATAGCCTTGGCTTCAGGGGCGTGTGCTTGCACGCGCCGACAGGTCTCTATAATGCTCGCATCTGCTTCAACAACGAACGTGTTTCTCTGGGGTATTTCAAAACTCGTGAAGAGGCACACGCCGCATATCTGAGTGGCGTTGAAAAATATCACGGGGAATACCGGAGGGCCTATGCCTGACATCTTTCGCACCCTTATCGTCCCCGCCGCCAACGTCGAACTGGCCCGGCAAATCGCCGCCAGCTTCGGCCCCGGTGGTTCTGGAATGTGGATTACGCCTCTGTCCGCGACCGGCGCAGAGCCCGCTTCTCATTACATCTCGTCGGGCTATGTTCCGCCGGAATATGGCTATCTCGTCCCATGCCAGACGTGGCAGCAGGATCAGGACGGCACATGGGTAATGACCGGCAGCGAGCCGGGCGATCCTGTGGCTGTCTACAACCACTGCGTCGAGACGGGCGTTGCTTGCACGCAAGCCGACGTTGATGCGCTGTTTGCTGCTGCTGACGTGACGGAGCAGGAGCCGTTCACTGCTATGGGGCGGCTGGGCTTGCAGATCATCAATCCCCCAATAGGAGTTCTGTGATGCCTGAGATGCCGAACGGTCTTCTTTCTCCGCGAATGAAGGAAATGATGGGCGAGGGCGAGATGGATCGCTCCTGCCCCATGGCTACTCGCGACATCACCCTGAACCTCAAGAACCGTGGGAAGGCGATTGAGAAGGCATACTACGGGCCGATGAACCCGAATGAGCCTAACGAGGCGTATTGGGCGAAGCTGGCGGCTAAGTGGGATGTCCCTGCTGACGAAGCTAAGACGATGCGGTGCGGCAACTGTGCGGCTTTCAACAAGACGGACCGCATGGAGAATTGCATCGAGGCCGGTATCTCCGAGGACATGAAGGACGCCATGGATGTTGTGGAGGCCGGTGATCTCGGCTTCTGCGAGATATTCGACTTCAAATGCGCCTCTGACCGGACTTGCGCTGCATGGATTGTCGGTGGCCCGATTGAGGATGAAGAAGCCGAAGAGGAAGAAGGCGAGGAAGGCGAGTACGAGGACGAAGAGGAATACAAATGATCCTCACGCAGATGGGCCAGGAGTTCACGCGGGTTGAGATACCCGCGTTGACGCAGTATCTCCCATGCAATCCTTCCTTCGCAGTCTATGGGTTCGAGTACCTCGCCACGGTTCGCGGCTGCAATTACGACTTAGAGCGTGGGTATCACTTCACCATCGGATCTGCGCCGTCGAGGACGCCTGATAGCCAGAACTATATCGCGTACTTCTCGCGCGATATGGAACTTCGCAGCTATTGGTTCCTTGAGGATCGGCATCTTCGCAAGGACGAGCGCGCCTTAGACGGGATCGAAGATCTACGGCTGTTCGTCCATCAAGGATCGCCGCGCGTTTTAGGCTCTGCGTTGCATTATACGCCAACGCCGAAGAACACGATGGTCCTGTGCTGGATGGATGACGACCGTCTGGCCGATCCGGTGTTCATCAAGTCCCCGAAAGCAGCGGCGGTTGAGAAAAACTGGATGCCGCTGGTTCGTGGCAACGATCTGTATTTCGTCTACTTCGTCGCACCTTTCGAGCTGTACAAGCTGGATGGCGACGAATTGAAACTCGTGGACAAAGCCCCGCCCTTGGACGGATGGTCCACCGACTTGTCTGGATCTTCCTGCGTCTGTCCTTATGAGGACGGATACATCGCGGTGATCCACAACAAGACCATCGACCACAGGAAGCGGCTGCACTTCTATCGCCACTTCCTTGTCCTGTTCGATGCCGACATGCGGCCCAAGAAGATCAGTAGGAAGTTCTCCTTTGAGGAGGAGCGCGTAGAGTTCTGTTCAGGACTTGCCATCGACGGCGATAATGTCGTCTTCAGCTATGGACTTATGGACCAGAAAGCTGTGATCCTCAGAATGTCCAAAGACAGTTTGAGGAGGCTGTTTTGAACCTATCAATCTGCATACCTGCGCGGGAGACTGTCCATTCGTTCTTCGCCTACGATCTGGCGATGCTGTCGATGTACTTCTACGCGAAGGCTCCAGAAGGCTCCGCGATTAACCTTCATATGGTTAACGGGACGCTGATCGCTGACCAGCGCCAGAAACTCGCGATGATGGCTTTGCAGCATAAAGCCGACTATGCGCTGTTTTTGGATAGCGACATGCGGTTCCCGCGCGATCTGGCGCAGCGTCTGATTGCTCGCGATAAGGACATCGTGGCCTGCAACTACTCGACCCGCAGGATGCCGCCTAAAACTGTCGCGTGGTCCGACTTCTCCATGATGGAGTTCGTGACTTCTCATGATCGCGAAGGCGTCGAGGTGGTGGACGCCATCGGCATGGGCGCGATGCTGGTCAAGACGGAGGTCTTTCAGAAGCTGCCGCAGCCTTGGTTCCAAGTCGTGTACTCCAAGTCAGCGCGGGCGTTCATTGGCGAAGACATCTACTTCTGCCAGCTTGCCAAGGCCCATGGGTTCAAAGTGCATGTGGACCATGACGCCAGTAAGTTGATCCGGCACATAGGTTCCTTTGAGTTCAGCCACGAGCATGTGGCTGCTTGCCAGGAGAAATCCGATGAAGGGTCAGAAGAAGGTGTCTAAGGTTCTTAGAGAGTTCAAGGGTGGTACCCTTCATAGTGGAAAGGGCGGCCCTGTGGTAAAGTCACGCAAGCAGGCGGTTGCAATCGCTCTCTCAGAGGCTGGGATGGCGAAGAAGAAAAAGGGAAAGTGATCGATGGCCCAAGGCTATGACCCTGATCTGATCCCCCAGAGTGCTGGTGGTGCGATCAATCGCGGATACAATCCCAAGACGGGTTTTGCCTTGGGCTCCAACGAACGCGCCCCGGAAGAGGAAGGTTCTCCCGGTGAGGTGCAGGAGCCGATGTCGGACGAGGAGTTCCGCTACATCGTCTTTCAGGCGATTGAGGACTCCGGCACGTACATCGACAGCTACCTCGCTCCCGAGCGCGAGCGGGCGATGGCATACTACCTTGGCGACCCCTTCGGGAACGAAGAGGACGGTCGCTCGCAGGTGGTGCTGACGGAAGTCCGCGACACCGTTCTCGCGATGCTCCCGTCCCTGCTCCGCATCTTCACGGGCGGGGACAAGATCCTTGAGTTCGTCCCGCGTGGCGCGGAGGACGTGGCCGCTGCGGAGCAGGCCACCGATCTCGTGAACTATATATTTTACCAGGAGAACCCCGGTTTCCGCATCCTTCACGATGCGATCAAGGACGCTCTGCTCCTTAAGACCGGCGTCCTGACCTGGTACAAGCACGATGAAGAAACCGTCGAGTATTACAGCTACTCCGGTCTCTCCATGGCAGAGGTCAACTTCATCCTTGCCGATCCTACGGTCGAGATGGATACGTTGACGGAGGAGATTGACGCGAACACGGGTGAGTCCCGCATTTCGATGTCCATCAAGCGGATCAAGCGCGAGCCGAAGTATCGGATCGAGGCTATCCCACCTGAGCAGTTCCTGATCGATAACGAGGCCACAAGCCTTGATGACGCTCTCTACATCGGGCGGCGTAAGCTGGCGACGATCTCTGAGCTTGTCGCTATGGGTTACCCCCGCGACATCATCGAGATGAACGCTGGAACCGGCGGCTTCGAGATGAACAACGAAGTCATCGTCAGAAACCCGGCTGACCAGTCGTTCTTCGGCATCACGAACCAGAACGATGAGAGCACCGATAAGGTGTTCTACGTCGAGTCCTATATCCGCGTGGATAAGGACGGCGACGGGATCGCTGAGCTTCACAAGGTCTGCTCTGTCGGTAACGGCGGCTATATCCTCCATCAGGAAGTCGTCCAGCAGGCTCCGTTTGCTTTGCTTGAGCCGGACCCGACACCGCACACGATCTTCGGCAAGTCGATTGCCGATCAGACCATGGACTTGCAGCTTATCAAGTCCTCTATCATGCGGAACACGCTCGACAGCTTGGCGCAGTCGATCCATCCCCGCACGGTGGTTGTCGAGGGGCAGGTGAACCTTGACGACGTGATGAACGTCGAGACGGGCGCTGTGATCCGTGCTCGTGCGCCAGGCATGGTGCAGCCATTGTCTGAGCCGTTCGTCGGCCAGCAGGCGCTTGGCGTCATGGCCTATCTGGATGAAGTGAAGACGCAGCGCACGGGTATCTCCCGCACGTCTCAGGGGCTGGATGCTGACGTGCTCCAGTCCACGACGCGCGCGGCTGTGCAGGCGCAGTTGAGCGCGTCTCAGGACCGCATCGAGATGATCGCGCGTTTGTTCTCGGATGGCATCAAGAGATGCTTCCAAGGCGTGCTCCAGATGGTAATTCAGCATCAGGACAAGCCGAAGATAATCCGGCTGCGTAACCAGTTCGTCCCGATTGATCCGCGCGGCTGGGACGCGAAGATGGACATGATCGTCAACATCGCCCTTGGGCGTGGCTCGGACGATCAGCGGATGATGTTCCTGCAAGCCATCTCGGCCCAGCAGAAGGAGATCATCGCCAACTTCGGCCCGTACAATCCGCTGGTGTCGTTGGAGCAATACCGCGATACCTTGGCTGAGATCACGAAGCTGTCCGGGTTTATGGACCCAGCGAAGTTCTGGAAGCCTGTTACCCCCGATGATGTTGCGGCATTTATGCAACAGCAGGCGCAGAAGGGGCAGCAGCCAGATCCCGCGCAGCTTCTCGCGCAGGTCGAGGCTGAGAAAATCAAGGCCGACATTGTTATCAGCGCCGCCAAGCAGGAGTTGGAGCGCCAGAAGGCGATTGCGTCTGCGGATCTGGAACGGGATAAACTCTACGTTGACGCCATGCTCAAGGCTGCCGAGATCCAAGCCAAGTACAACACGCAGGTGGATATGGCCCTTATCAAGGGCGAGGTGGATCGCCAGCGTGCAGAGATCCAAGCCATGTTCTCATCGCAGCAGCCTAACATGCCGGTGGTCCAGTGAGTACGTTTGAGCAAGAAACGCTTTGGATCGCCGCAAAGGGACTGGCGAACGACAGGGCGGTGCAGGAAGTTTTGCGGCGGCTGAAGGAGCGGGCGGTGGATGACTGGGCGTCATCACCGCCCGAAGCCGACGCTAAGAGATTGGACGCGTACCACATGGTTCGCGCCATAGCCTCATTCCAGTCCGAGCTAACTGCGCTTGCCGCAGAGCCGGACGTGGTGAGGTTTAACAGGCGCTTGAGAAAAGCGTAACAATGGAGTAATATTTTGTCTAATGCCGAACAATCGCGGCCCAGCGAACTCGGTCTTGCAGATGCCACTGCTCGTTTCGCGTCTTTGATGGACGGTGCGCCGCAACCGGAGAAGAATGCGAACACAGAGGCTCCTGCCGCAGTCGAAGAGACTGAGGCGACAGAGAAGTTGTCTTATGACGCGCAGCCCTTAGAGGGTGAGGCCACCGATGAGGTGTCCGACGAGGGCGGTGAAGACAGCGACTCTGGTTCTGATGGGGATGCCTCAAGTGAGGATCTTCCAGATGACGCTCTCGTCACCGTCGTAATCGACGGCAAGGCGCAGAAAGTCACCCTGAAAGAGGCTCGTGATGGGTATCAGCGTCAGGCGGATTACCAGCGCAAGACCCAAGCCCTTGCAGAGCAAAGGCGAGAGGTCGAGTCGATACGTCAGGCGACGGAAGGCGAGAAGGCCGCTTATGCGGAAGCTGTGAGTGCGCTACGGCAGGAGATGGAAAGGTATCTCCCGCAGGAACCGGACTGGCAGAGGCTGCATCAGGAAGACCCGATCAACTTCCCGATCATTGAGAAGCAGTGGCGTGATTACAAAGCCCAACTTGCTGCGGTGCAGCAGCAGGAGGCGGTAATCAAGGCGCAGCAGGCTCGTGAGCAGCAAGAGCAGCTTAGGCAGATTGTTGAAGAAGGACGAAAGTACATCTTCGAGAAGATGCCCGAGTGGAAGGATGAGGCAAGGTGGTCTGCCGCGCAGAAGTCTCTGCGGGAATACGGCAAGACAGTCGGCTACTCGGATGACGAGTTAGCGGCTGCTACGGACCCCCGAGCAATCATCGTTCTTGAGAAGGCGCGTAAGTACGATGCTCTTCAGGCTAATCGACCGCAACCCAGCAAGGGCTCTGCGCCGAAGCCGATGAGAGCCGGCAACCTCGCGTCATCGCCTAAGCAGACGACGGAAATTGCGAAGGTAAAACAGCGTCTCAAATCAACCGGCCACGTCAACGACGCGGCTGCCATCTTCGCCATGCTAGACAGGAAGTAAAACGATGACCTCTGTTTCCAAGGTTACGACCTACGACGGTCCGAACTCCATCCGTGAAGACCTCGCGAACATCATCTATGACATCTCGCCCGTTGACACGCCGTTCATCTCGAACATTGGCCGTGACACTTGCGAGAACACCTATTTCGAGTGGCAGACGGACGCCCTCGCTGCGGCGAATACGGTGAACGCTGCCGTTGAAGGTGCGGATGCTGGCAACGCTGAGTTTGACCCGACTGTCCGCGTCGGCAACTACACGCAGATCAGCACGAAGGTGATCTCCGTCTCCGGCACCGATGACTCGGTGAACAACGCCGGTATGCGCACGCAGATGGCCTACCAGACCGCCAAGGCGGCGAAGGAGCTGAAGCGCGACATGGAGGCCATCGTCACCAGCAACCAGGCTGGCGTCGCGGGCAACAGCACGTCCACCGCTCGTAAGACCGCTGGTCTCCCGACGTGGCTCATCACTAACTCGCAGGCGAACGGCGCTACCGTTTCCTCGATGTCTGGTTCCGGCGGTAACGGCTTCCCTTCGACCGCGTGGACGAGCCTTTCGACCTCGACGGACGTTGCTCTGACTGAGACCATGCTCAAGACTGCTATCCAGCAGGTCTGGGTTCAGGGCGGTGACCCCAAGATCTTCATGGTCAACGCCTACAACAAGACCGTCGCCTCCGCGTTCGCTGGCCTTGCTCAGCAGCGCATTAACTACACCTCCGCTACGCCGATGAAGATCATCGCCACGGCTGACGTGTATCTCGGCGACTTCGGCGAGGTCTCCATCGTTCCGAACCGCTTCCAGCCCGGCAACTTCGCCTTCGTGCTGGACCCGGAGTACGCTTCGATCTCGTACCTGCGTCCGTTCCGCACGTTCGACCTCGCCAAGACCGGCGACTCGGACAAGAAGGAAATGGTTGTCGAGTACGGGCTGCGTGTCCGCAGCGAGAAAGCACACGCATGTATTGCAAACCTGATCCCCTCGTGATCTAAATCGTAGGGGCCGCTAGTCGGCCCCTACTTTTTGGAGCTGATATGGGGAAGCACAATCTTGGTCTGATGGAGCGTGTAATCCTGAACAGTATCCCGGAGCCGAACAGCGGCTGCTGGCTTTGGCTTGGGACTACGAACGGAAAATATCCTCAGCTTAAGTTTAAGAAGAAAAACATCTATGCGCATAGGATCTCGTGTGAGAGTGTCCATGGATGTTTAGGCGAGCTAAATGCCCTGCATAAGTGCGACAACACATTTTGCGTTAACCCAGAGCATCTTTACCCTGGCACGCAGAAGCAAAATGTCGCTGATTGCCGGTCTCGCGGTCGTCTCAGAGGAGGGGCAAAAATCCCTCAAAAAGGTTCAGAGCGCCCTCTATCTAAGCTGACAGAGGCAGATGTCCGAGAGATTATAAAATCGGACGAAAGGGGTATAGATTTGGCGGAAAGGTACGGCGTATCTGCTGGCATCATTTCCGAGATCAGATCTGGCAAGAGGTGGAAGCACGTCCATGGCAGAGGAATATGCTCCCGGTTCGTTTAACCTGGGATACGACAGCATCAGCGGCACGCTGACCAAGATGCACATCACGACAGACCAGAAGCTGATCTTCGAGGATGTGGTGAACATCGACCAGATCGCGGCCCAGAACAAAGCGGATCGAGAAGCGATCAGCAACACAGAGAAACTGCCGGATGGGATGGTCCGGGTGGCGTCTCTTCCCATGATGGTGTACTTTGATCTGAAGAAGCGGGGCATCTTGGAAGACAGGACGGCCCTTCGGAAGTGGCTCAAGTCGGAAGAGGCGCTCCCTTTCCGAACTCACAGGATCACTAGCTGATGGGCGCGATCACCAACTACTCGACACTCCAGAGCGCGATTGCCGACTATCTGAACCGTGGGGATCTGACTTCTCAGATCCCCATGTTCATCCAGTTCGTTGAGGCTGACCTTAACACGCGCATTCGTTGTCGAGAGATGATCGTTCAGTCCACGATCACGTCTACGCTCGGTGATGTCGCGTTGCCTGCAGATTGGCTTGAGGCAATCAACCTAAAGATCGATGGCGGGCAGACGCCCTTGCGCTACATCACTTTGGACGAGGCCGACATCGTTGTCTCGGAGCAGCTTCTGACGCAGCCGAGGTTCTACACGATTGTCGAGGATGTCATCCGTCTCGTTCCTCCACCTGCGACGAACGAAGACATTGACCTGATCTACTACTCGAAGATCCCCGCTCTGAGTGATCTGAACACGACGAATTGGCTGCTCACGAAGTCCCCGGATGTCTATCTTTACGGGGCTCTGGTCCATGCCGCGCCGTTCCTCGTTGACGACCAGCGCATTGGCGTTTTTGCTCAGTTCTACTCCCAGCGTGTCGAGGCTTTGAACCAAGACTCGTACAAGGCTTTGCATAGCGGATCGCCGCTAATCGCTCGGACTAAGAGGGTCTATTATGGCTGACTCGTTTACAACGAACCTCAACCTCACGAAGCCGGAAGTTGGCGCTTCCAAGGACTCGTGGGGAACGAAGCTCAACAACGACATGGACACCATCGACGCCCTATTTGCGGCGGCTGGGTCCGGTACGTCTGTTGGTCTTAATGTCGGCTCTGGGAAGACGCTCAACGTCGCTGGTACTCTGACGGTAAGCGGCAGCGCGACCGTCTCGGGTAGCCTCGTTATCCCGGCGGCTTCTTCGCCATCTCAGACCGCTGAAGGCTCTGTCGTTTGGGACAGCGACGACGACTTGCTGACGATTGGCACGGGCGCTGGCCGCAAAACAGTCGTCAATACCGACAGCACGCAGACGCTGACGAACAAGACGCTGACGGCTCCTGTGATCTCGACCATCTCGAACACGGGGACTGTTACCCTTCCGACATCGACGGACACGCTTGTCGGACGGGCAACCACAGACACGCTGACCAACAAGACGTTGACGAGCCCTGTCGTCAATACAGCAACCATCAGCGGCGGGACGATAAACAACGCCATCATCGGCGGATCTACGCCTGCTGCTGGTACGTTCACGACCGTTGCCGACAGCAAGGGCGATGTGCGTCTCATCCCGCAAAACGCGCAGACATCTTCTTATGTTTTGGTCGCGAGCGATGCGGGTAAGCACATCAGCATTACGACTGGCGGCGTAACCGTACCTGCATCCGTGTTCTCCGTTGGGGACGCAATCAGCATCTATAACAACAGCGGATCTGCCCAGACCATCACGCAAGGATCTAGCGTCACTCTGCGGCTTGTCGGGACAGCGACAACGGGAAATAGGACGCTTGCCCAGTATGGGCTCTGCACTGTCCTATGTGTTGCTTCCAACGTCTTCGTGATTATAGGCGGTGGCGTTACATGAGCATCCTGCAACTTGTCGCCACTACGAAAACGGTTGTACCGGGGTCGCAGACGTATGCGACACCCGGTTCTTTCACGTTCGATGTGCCTTCCTACAACACGATCACAATCGAGGTGTGGGGCAGTGGTGGCGGTGGTTCTTTTTACAATCTAGGAAATCTGGCGAACGGCGGAAATGGCAATACTTCGACCGCTGTCATAGCGCAGGGAACTCTTACCGCTACGGGTGGGCAGGGCGGCCTTCTTTGGAACGGGCCGTCGTCTGTCGGTGGTACTGGTTCTGGCCCTGCTGGATCTACGACTGCAAGCGGAGGTTCATCTGCACAGGCACAGCCATACCCTACAGGTGGTGCTGGTGGTGGCCCCGGCGGCGGCGCTGGCGGATACTACCTTACCAACGGCGGGCGCGGCGGAACTCCGGGCGGCGGCGGGGCAGGGTATAGCACGCTGTCTCCAGGCGGGAACTTCCGATCAGCGTCTGGTGGCGGTGGTGGCGGCTACGTTTCCTACACTACAACTGGTTATGTAGGGTCTACAATTTCCCTTACTGTCGGTGCGGGCGGTGATGGAGCTTCCGGCGTCCCTGATGCCGATGGTGGCCCCGGAACCGTCAAGATCACATGGAGTTGACCTATGCTCAAGCAGGGCTCCGTTCCGGTCGATACGATCTTCGTCCATTGCTCGGCTACTCGCCCGGACTGGATGGAGACATATCCCTTGAGCGCGAAGGTCTCCGAGATTGCTCGCTGGCACAAGCAGCGTGGCTGGGGATCAATAGGGTATCACTACGTCATCGACCGGAACGGGGAAGTTGCGATTGGCCGCCCTGAGACGACAGAGGGCGCACACGTTCGCGGGCATAACAAAGGATCTATCGGCATCTGCCTGATCGGAGGCCACGGATCTTCGGAGAACGATGCCTTTGAGAAGAACTTCACCTCCAAGCAGGCCAAGGCGCTGCGGGAGTTGATCTCCGACATCAGCCATCGCGCAGATGGCGTGAGCGTTCGTGGCCACAACGAAGTTGCCGCTAAGGCTTGCCCTGGCTTTAACGTCAAGCGGTGGATGGACGCGAAGCCTCCGAAGAAGAAGCTGACCGAGAGCACGACGATGCAGGCCAGCGCAGCGCAGGTTGCCGCTGGAGCAGGTGCGGGCATCACGGCTGTGAGCGCGCTGGAAGGCCATGCTCAGCTTATCGTGATTGCTTTCGCTGTTGTCGCCATCTGCGCTGGGGCGTGGATCATGCGTGAGCGCATCAAGAAGTGGGCAAAGGAGCAGGCGGAATGATCTGGCTTCGGTTCATCTTCTCGCCTATCGGGCGCATGGCTGCGGCTGTTGCAGCAGCTTTCTCTTTCTTGTTCATGGCCTACGTCAAAGGGCGCAGGGAAGGCGTAGAGAAACTGAGACAGGAGCAACGGGATGAAGAGACACGCCGCCTCAGGGCTGCCATTGAGGCTGACGCTCGTGGCCGTGAGCGGATTGCTCGTGGCGAGTTGCTCCAGAACGACGGGTATCGTCGCGACTGAATGCCTTGTGTGGCAGCCTATCTCTTGGTCCACAAAAGATACGCCACAGACCATCGAAGGTGTTAAACTGAACAACGCCAGACGCGACGCTTACTGCACGGGACGATGAGATGGATCAAGCAGATTTGCATCAGGACTTGGGATCTATGAAAGCCCAGTTGGAAGTCCTGAACCGCGAGATGCGGGATCTGAAAAACGATGTTCGCCAGATCCGTGACGACTTCGCGCAGGTGAAGGGCGGATGGCGTACCCTGATCGGCATCGCGGCCCTTCTCGGCGGCGGCATCTCTTGGCTTGCGACACACTTCTTCGGGAAGAGTTAAATGCCCCTTATCCCGCTGAACATCCCTCCCGGCGTTGTTAGGGCGATCACGCCTCTGCAATCAAAGGGGCGCTGGTACGACGCCAACTTGGTCCGGTGGCGTTCTGGTGCCTTGCTGCCGGTCGGGGGCTGGGAGCGTATTACCGACACCCCGTTCAGCGCGGCTGTTCGCGGCATCTTCGCTTGGACCACTCCCCTAAACGTCCCTTATGCCGCCATCGGGCTCAGCAATAAGCTGTATGCTCTGGAGGGTGCGTCTTACACCGATATTACCCCGTCAGGGTTTACTGGTGAGACGGAGGGTCTGTACGGGGCTTATGGCGCTGCCGATTATGGCGAGCACTACTACGGCTTGGATGACCCGACGGACACGATCTCTACGGCTGTGCGGTCTTCTAACGTCGTCACGATTACAACCTCGACCACGCACCAGTTCCAGACTGGAACGTCCGTTCTTATTGCAGGTGTGACTGACGCCAGCTTCAACGGCACGTTCACGATCACGCGCACTGGGACCACCACGTTCACCTACGCGCAGACGGCTGCGAACGCTTCTTCGTCCGGCGGGACAGCGACGCTGCCGATTGTAGATCGTCGGCCTGCTGCTGACGCCTTCATCCCTTCGTTCTCGTGGACATTCGATAACTGGGGCGGTGATCTTCTCGCCGTCGCCTCCAGTGACGGACGCTTGCTGCACTACGACGCGAGCGAAACTGTTGCCAATGAGGCCGGGGTTGAGGGCATCGTCTCAGGTTCGCGCGTCTCAAACGTCATCACGTTTACAACGAACGCAAACCATGGTTACACAGCGGGCGACGTAATTGTTGTAACTGGAAACACAGAGTCAACATTTAACGATACTTTCACTGTTGTTTCTGTCCCGTCCTCAACCACCTTCACTGTCAACGACAGCGGAACGAACCAGACCGGAACGGGCGGAGTTGCCGCGATTACGCCTGCTTGCCCACAGAATAACCGAGCGATGATCGTCACGCCTGAGCGCCACGCTGTGCTGATCGGCGCTGGCGGCAACAACAGGCGCGTGGCTTGGTCCTCTCGCGAAGATTACGCAGATTGGGACTTCGCGAGCACGA